TAAATCCAGTAACTGGTGTTTTTACAATTCCAAATCATTTCTTTAGTACTGGTGAAAGATTAATCTACACTCCAAATTCTACCTTTATAGGAATTGGAACATCCGCAATGGGAATTGGCGCAACTGCAAATTATGTTGGTGTTGTGACAACAATACTTCCATCTGTAGTATATGCTATTAAAGATAGCAATGATTCCTTTAGAATTTCCACAAGAGAAGAATATGCTGATCAGGGTATTGGTGTAACATTTACATCCTTTGGTTTAGGAAATGCTCATCAACTTGAAATGTATAAAAAGAATGAAAAATCTATTATTACAATAAATGATGTTGTACAAAGTCCTATTTCATATTCTTATATAACACATACGTTATCTGGAAATGGTGGACAAATAGGAACAGCATCTACTATATTTGCTCTAAGTGGAATAAGTTCAATCAAACCAACAGATATATTAAAAATTGATAATGAGTATGTACGAGTAGAAAATGTCGGACTTGGCACAACAAATATTGGACCTATTACATTTAATGGAAGTATTTCTCTTGTAGAAGTTACGCGAGGATTTGTTGGATCTACTGCTGGATTGCATACAGATACTTCTGTAACTAGAGTTTATAGAGGATCTTATAATATTGCAAAAAATACAATTTATTTTACAGAAGCACCTAGGGGAAATTCCCTAGATCTAATTGGACCAAGTGATTCTAATCTACCAAGAGAAAGAGCATCTTTTAGTGGAAGAGTATTTTTAAGACAAGATTATACATCCAATCAAGTATATGATGATATTTCTGATCAATTTACAGGAATTGGACAAACTTTCATCCTAACATCTCAAGGAATAAACACTGTTGGACTAGGAACTTCTGGAGGAAGTGGAATTGTTTTCATTAATAATATTTTCCAGTCTCCAACAACATTTAATAACTTATCAAATAATTATTTCATATCAGAAAATTCTGGAATTAGTAGTATTACTTTTACTGGAATAACATCATCTAATGGCAATAGATTTACATCTCAATACGATATTAATCAAAATCAACTTCCTCGTGGAGGTGTAATTGTATCTCTCGGTTCAACTGGAGGTTTAGGAATAGCTCCTCTTGTAGGTGCTTCTGTTACTGCAGTAGTTGGAACAGCAGGAACTATAGTTGCGATTGGAATCGGAACTATGGATATTATTGGTTCTGGTTATAGATATCCTGTTTCAGTTGCCGTTACAGAGAGTGGTCATACTGGAACTGATGCAATTGTAACTGCAAATGTTGGTGCTGGTGGAACTTTATCTTTCAATATTATTAACCCTGGTGCAGGTTATACTAATCCAACAGTAACAGTTTCTTCACCTTCATATGAAAATTTACCTGTAACTGGAGTTTCTAGAATTGGAGTGGGAACTACAACAAGTACTGGTGTTGGATTACTTCTGAATGTTGAAGTTGGAGCAAGTTCAACTGCAACTGGAATTGGATCCACTTTATTTGAAGTTAAATCATTTAAAATTGCTAGAAATGGATATTCATTTAGGGTTGGTGATGTATTTAAACCGGTTGGTTTAGTAACTGCTGCTGGTCTCTCTTCACCAATAAATGAATTTGAACTAACTGTTCTTGATGTATATACCGATTCCTTTGCATCTTGGCAATTTGGTGAACTTGATTATATTGATTCTATAAAAGTTTATCAGGATGGAGTAAGAACAAGATTCCCTCTTTATTACAATTCTGAACTTTTGAGTTTTGAAATTGACGAAAATGATCCAGATTCTCAACTAATTGATTTAGATTCAGTTCTCATTATCTTTATTAATGGTGTCTTACAAGAACCTGGAATTTCATATCAATTTAATGGTGGAACTTCATTTACATTCTCAGTTGCTCCAAAACCTGAAGATAATATATCAGTATTTTTCTATCGTGGTACAAGAAATGAAGATACCGTTCAAATTAATATTACTGAAACGGTAAAAGTTGGAGACACAGTACAAATCTTTAGTAACAATTCCAACATTCAAAACACTATTACTCAAGATAAGAGGATAATTTATGATATTTCTTCCTCGGATAAAATTGAAACAAATCTATATGTTGGACAAGGAATTGATGAAATTAATAACAAACCTATATCTTGGACAAAACAAAAAACTGATTTAATACTTAATGGTGAAAAAGTTTATAAAACTAGAGATTCTTTAGAGTCCCAAATTTATCCAACTGCAAATATTATTGGCAATTTAAATAATTCCACAAATGAGATATTTGTCGATGATAGTACTCTCTTCAATTATGAAAATGAATCTCCAATTAATTTTGATGCAATCATCTTCTCAAATGACTCTAAAGAAGAGTATGAAATAATTACAGATATATCTGATATAGAAGGATATAGTGTTTCTGTCATAGGAATTGCAACAACAACTGGTATTGGTGCTCCTTTAGCACTCAAGTTCACTTTAGATAGAAATCCATTCTCCTTCCCAGATCTTCAAGTTGGATATCCAATTTATATTTCAGAAACTTCTGTTGGATCTGGAGTTACATCAATTGATACAAGTAATTCTAGTACTATTGGAATTAGTACCTCAAATTTAAATAATGTTTATAAAATTCACGCTATTAATTCCTCGTTAGGTATTGTGACATGTAATATTGCATCTTATACTTCTATTGTTGGAATTGCCACAACAGGTACACTTAAATATCCAGTTGGAAAATTATCTTGGGGAAGAATTTCAGGATTTACTAGATCTAATAATCCAATTTCAATAGGAGTAACTGGATACATTTCAAGTGTTGGAATTACTTCAGTAGGATATAGTGCAGGATTATCAACATATCCAATAATTCAAAGAAGAGGATATGGATTAAGAAGTAATGGATCTTTGAAAAAGGATCTTTGATGCAATATAAATATAAAAAAAAAGAATTATATAAATGTCTGCACTTGTAACAGATCAATTTAGAATTTTAAACGCCAGTAATTTTATAGAATCAATAGACGATTCTTCTAATTCTTATTATGTTTGGGTTGGTCTTACTAATCCGAATTTGTACACTGGGTTTGGAAGAGATGTGAATTGGGATGGACCTGGAATAACAAATGGTGTAGTTCCAAATCCAACGGATAATTTAGATTATTTGACTCAATATGAAGATACTCTTCTTTTTGGTAAAAAAGTAACCTCTTCAAATATAAGAAGAGTTATTAAAAGAGTTGATTGGGTTAGAGGTAAAAAATATGATATGTATCGACATGATTATAGTGTAGAAAATCTTTCCCCAGTATCAAGAAGAGCAAGATTATATGATTCCGAATATTATGTTTTAAATAGCGATTATAATGTTTACATATGCATAGAAAATGGATCCAGTGGAATTAATACGACAGGAAATCAGTCTCAGTACGAACCAACTTTTACAGATTTAGAACCAACAGTTGCTGGAACTGGAGAAGATGGTTATGTTTGGAAATATTTGTTTACTGTTTCTCCTGCAGACATTGTAAAATTTGATTCTACAGAATATATAACTTTACCAAATAATTGGAGTACATCTACAGATTCTCAAATTGTTGCAGTTAGAGAAAATGGAGACTCTTCAATAAACAATAATCAAATTAAAACAGTTTATATTGAAAATTCGGGATCTAATTATACATCAGGTGAAGTTGATATTTTAGGAAACGGAACTGGAGGAAGAGTATTTGTACAAACAAATGCTAATGGTGAAATAACAAGTACAACTGTCACTTCAGGAGGCACTGGATACACCTATGGAATCGTTGATTTGGGGTCTTTACAACCTGGCACTACAATCAGTAACCCAGCAAAATTAATCCCCATTATACCGCCTTCTAGGGGGCATGGATTTGATTTATATAAGGAACTTGGTGCTGATAGGGTGATGATATATGCAAGATTTGATGATTCTACTAGGGATTTTCCTATTAATACAAAATTTTGCCAAATTGGAATTTTAAAGAACCCAACAACTTTTATATCTACCGAAACTTTTAGTGGAGGAGAATTTTCTGGACTATATGCGCTGAAGTTTGATTCGGTAAATTCATTTTTACCAGAAGTTGGAGAAAAAATTAATCAAACAGTTTCTACAGGAATAGCTGTTGGATACGTTGCCTCATATGATTCCGATACAAAGGTACTAAAATACTTTAGAGATAGGTCTTTATATTATGGATCAACACATGATCAGACAGATTATGTGGGAATTTCAACTAAAGCAAACGCTAATATTAATTTTAGTTTTTCTGGTGGCAATGTGGTTGGTGAAACAAGTGGTTTTTCCGGACAAGTTTCCTCTTTTTCAGGTATTACTACCACAGTAAATAATTCAATTATAAATCTTGGTGTAACTTTTACAAATGGTCTTGCAAATCCTGAAATAAATAAAAAAACAGGGGATGTAATTTATATTGACAATAGACCTCTTGTATCTCGTAATGTTAGACAAAAAGAAGACATTAAAATTATCCTGGAATTCTAACCAATGGCACAAAAAACAAATTTAAATGTAAGTCCTTATTTTGATGATTTTGACGCCGAAAAGAATTTTTACAAAGTTCTTTTTAATCCAGGAAAACCTGTACAAGCAAGAGAATTAAATAATATTCAATCAATTTTACAAAATCAGATTGAATCATTCGGTAGCCATATATTTAAGGAAGGGTCTGTCGTAATTCCAGGAAATTTGACTTATGATTCTCAATTTAATGCAGTTAAATTAAATCCAACTAATTTTGGTGTAAATATTTCACAATATGTTGATCAATTTGTAGGGAAAAAAGTTACAGGACAAATTTCTGGTGTAACTGGCGTTATTCAAAAAATTGAGATTCCAGACTCTATTAACAACTTAGAGTATATTACTCTATATGTAAAGTATATTGATTCTAGTGAAAATTTTACAATTATTCCATTCCAAGATGGTGAATCTTTATCATCTAATGAAAATGTTGTATATGGAAATACGACTATTGTATCTGGAAGTCCTTTTGCATCTCTAATTTCTACTGATGCAACTTCTGTTGGATCTGCAGTTTCTATTGATAATGGAATTTATTTTGTTAGAGGAACATTCGCAAATGTCTCTAAGCAAACTATTATTTTAGATTATTATAACAATACACCATCTTATAGAGTAGGTCTTAAAGTATCTGAGGAAATTATAACAGCAAAAGAAGATGAATCACTTTATGATAATGCAAAGGGATTTACCAATTATGCTGCTCCAGGTGCAGATAGATTTAAAATAGGTTTATCTTTAACTAAAAAAACAATTGATAGTGTTGA